GTATCCACGCCGATCTCTTGGCTTCCGATGATAAACTTGGTGTTCTTATCGGCCCAGCCAAATTGCTGCCGCATGATTTGCTCCCTGTATTTGATCTGGAGGTCTTTCAGCAGAAGCGCCGTAAACTCCAGAAGATGCGCCTGCTTCTTGCCCGTGCTGATTACGCCCTTAGAACTAAGCACCTTACGTAGCTCAGTTGGGTCCAGCACTTGCTTGAGCGGCGCGGTAAACTCCTTCGTGTTGTTGTGCGGGAGATGCAGCCGGAACATCACGACATTACCGTCGATGCTGTCATCCATGATTTTGACTGGGTACAAGTCGTACTCATAGATAAGCTGTGGTTCTGCTTCTGCGTCCCCTTGCTGTGCCGGAGGGTTAAAGAAGATGCCGCCGCCTTCGCCCCGGTAATAGGGCTTGGGGAACTTTGGCACGGTAAAGACTTCCATCTCACCGCCTTCTACCTCGCCTTCAACCTTATCGTCCTTGGCTTCCTTGACCACTTTGCCCAACTCTTTGGGGCCCATGATCTTCCCGAAATGTGGGCAGCCGTCGCAAAGCTCAGGATTAACGCTCTTGAACTTGGCACAGCTAGTCGCCTTCCGGATGGTAGCTACTTTCTTATCCACCGTATCCGGATCGTACTCGGGATACCCATTCGACATCATGTGGACTGCTGTGTCAGCATCCTCGCACATCGCGGCCACAGAGAGGGCGTAGAACCACTCGTAATAGCTGATGGTTGCGCGGTTCTTATAGGCATGGAGCAACTGGTTGCACCCATCACCATTGGCCGTGCGCGCCATGATACGTCTAAAGTTGTACCCGATGCCGTTCATCCGTGCGAGTTCGCGCGGGCTAGGCGTATAGTTCTCGTCAAACATAGACCGCTTGGGCGTGTCCTTAACGCCCAGCACACTCCGGAAATGCTCCAGAGTTGTGGTCTTGCCTACCGCCAAAATCTCGACAAGGCGGGGTGTCTCCTGCTTGAGATTGTAAGTGCCGGGTACGCGCAAGATACGCGCAGCCTCAAACACTTTGTCATCCACGTAAAAGTTCTGGGTGCGGCACACCTCCTGCAACCGCGCAGCTACGACTTCCCACTCGGCACGTGTGATTTCTTCCTCAAGCGGCCAGTAGGCATGGATGCCACCGCCTGAGCTTACGAGCGTAGGTTTAGGTAACCCTACAACTTTGCAGAAATCTCTGAGTGCCGCCAAGCCTGCTGCTTGGTCGAGATACCCGTCTGGCCGTCCCGTGTTCGGATCAACCAGTGCTTTTGCCTCACCGCAGTCGATGTCCAGCCAGAACGCCTTGAGCGCCCGGACATTCTCTTTGGTGCGATTTTCCCCCGTCGCGTATTTGGCTACACCAAAGAAGACATTGCGGCCTTCTGAGGCATATTGCTCCACCAACGCGTCAAACTCTTTACGTGTGGCGACTAGCTCCTGCCGGACGTCACCCTGCCCCCGCATACCAAATACAGCAAACCACCCGGAGGCGGGCTGTACTAGGTCTAGGAGGTCAGTTTGCTCCATGGAAATACTCTCCGTTGCGGGCAACGCCCGCTAAAAATTATTGTCATACCGAGGCTTAGTTACTGGCTTCTTTGATCTCGCGGATCATCTTCTGCACAGCCTTAAAGTAATAAGGCTTAGGCTCCGACTTACCTACAAACCAAGCGTAAACCGTCTGACGGGTAACCCCGAGGTATCCAGCTATCTTAACGACCGGGATGTCATGCTTCAAACACAACCGCCCAAGCTGGACTCCTACGAGGTTACCGTCAGCGTTGTTAATCGCCTCGGCTACACGGATGGTGTAACCCTGCATCTATTAGTCCTCGTCGTCATCCAGCCATTCGCCAAGCACTTCAGTCAATTCTGGCTTGGGAGCAGCGGTAATGGTTTCCTTCTTAGTGGCGCGCTTCACAGGAACTTCTTCCTCCTCAGCGTCATCACCAAAAGGATTTGACGGGGCTACAGCCGGGGCAGCAGCAATGGCAGCTACAGGTTCGGGTGCAGCAGCGATAGCCTTGGGTGCGTCCACAGTGGCCGTGCTGAGCAGGGTGTAACGCTCGGTGTCCGGGTTGTCCTGTGCGCGGTCAACAAGTTCAGCTTCTTGAGCAGTCAGGAAGCGTGTCGCCTTGAAGAACACCTTGGTTGTCTGCGCCTTGCGGTCATAGATGATGCTGGTCACCACCGTGTCGAAGGCTTCGTTGTTAGCAACCAAGAACTTACGGTAGCCTTGGAAGCCGTACATGTTGCCTTCGTTAGCGGAGAAGAGCGAAGCAGACGGAATAGTCATCTGGTAAACGGTACCAGACGGATCGCCAGCAACCAGCACAGCAATACGGCGCTCATAGCGGCAAGCCTTGCGGTCGCCTTCGCCCGAACCCTTCACGTTCTGCGGGCACTCCATGCAGGTGTTGGACTGCGGGTTCTTAGAGCTAGCTTCCGGCTTAGCACCGTGGTTTGACCAGCAGTCAGGCGTTACGCCCTTAGCGTTGGGGTCATAGGCACCTGCGTAGAACTTGCGGCTAGGTTCGTCGAGCCAGCCCACGATGATAACATCAAGCTGCTTCTCGACTGGGTTGCCGATCACTTCGCCGTTGATGACGCGGGTAAAGTCGCGCCCATTGCTGAGCTTGATGCGGCGCATAGTTGAGCCGCCAGTGCTGCCCATACGGTCCTTGTACCGCGACTCGCGCCGTACGAAGTTGCCGTCCATAGGCTGATCGAAAAGGGTAATCTCGTTCACTTGGTCTCTCCTTTGAGGAACTGGTAGAAAATTTCAGCCACGTTCACGATGTCCTGTGGCGTGTGGGATACGGGTTGCTTGGTTAATACGTAGATAGCGCGACTGAGTGCGTTCTCCCGCAACTCGTCCTCACGGAATAACTTGTCGTCTTCCTCCATTAGTTTGCTCCTTACTTCTCAGTTGGTTTCCGGACATGGACTACGTACTTGTTATCGACCTGTAGGCCGACCGGGAGGACGTCCGGGTTTTCCTCCAGAAACTGCTTCATGTTACCGTTGTGGATGCGCTTCTCAAGCACGAAAGGCACGTTATGCTCTTCGATGAACTTGTACATCTGCTCCCAGTCGGTAGACCAGTATCGGCTTTGAACGCGCCTTGAGACGGTCCCAGCCGGTGTGCGGATGCTGTCGGCATTCTGCTCGTTGCAGATGGTCAGCAATTCATTAGACACGTAGTCTAGCTTCTCTTTTAGATTCGCTACGCGAGCTTCGAAGGCTTCTTCCTCCTCGGCAATGGCAGCGCGCAGCTTGCGATAGGCAGCAACGAGCTTCTCTACGGGTAATTTATCAGACATGGTTTGCTCCTTGTTTGTACGCTTAACTTAACACGACACTATACAGTGTCAAGTTCTTGTCGATACAGGTCGATAATTTTTTGATGGTTGTTTATGTTGCCCTGCAACATGGAATAGAGCCGGTCCTCCACCGGGCTCCCTTTGATATGCACCACAGTCATGGTGTTTTTCTGCCCCGCACGATCAATACGCGCATTTGCCTGTAGATAAGTCTCCACGCTAGTCGTGGGTGCGTACCAGATTATGGTATCGGCAGCCGTCAGCGTCAGACCATGAGAGGCAGCTTTGGGCTGGATCAGAAGCACACGTGGCTCTGGTTCGCTCTGAAACTGGTTGACGATCTCAGTGCGCCGATTGACTGGAACCTTGCCGTTAATCACGTCGCATGTGATGCCTTCGCGCTCCAGACGGGCCTTGAGTAGCTCAATGGTATGCGTGAACGGCACGAACACCAGCACCTTATGGCTGGCTTCTTCGATGACCTCTAGCACCACGTTGAGGCGGTTGGACACGTCGAACTCAAGCACCTCACCAGTATCCGTATAGACCGCGCCTCCACTGATCTGGAGCAGCTTGTTGAGTTTGGTCGCTGCGTTAACCGCGCTGACCTCCTCGCCTTGCGCTTCAAACAGCATCTGGTTCTTCAGCGTCGCGTAATACTTCTTCTGCTGCGGTGTTAGCGGAGCCTCACGCTCGATGTACGTGAGGGTGGGTAGGTCCAAGCAGTCCTTCTTCTCGAACCGGATTGCTGGCTGGAGTACCTTGTGGACGACCTCTTGGGCGTGGTCCTTCGGCACCCATTTGAAATGCGTCACTTTGCGCATCACGCTGTCGCGGAACACGCCGTAGTATTTGGGGCATCCCGGCAAGTCCATGAGCCGCGCCAAACCGTAGGCATCAAGCGGAGACTGCGCTGCTGGCGTACCAGTAAGCATCCAGAGGCGCGGGTCTGTGTCGCGCACCAACTTGTTGAGTATCTTCCAGCGGTTAGTCGTGGGGTTCTTGTAGGCGTTGGCCTCGTCCACCACGATCAGATCAAAGCCGCCTGCTGCAATGGCGTCCCTAACTGTCGCAAGTCCATCAAAGTTGATGATAACGAAGTCGGAGCCAGCGTTGATAATCTTTTCACGCTGCTTTGCAGAGCCATACGCCACGCTGCACGAGCGGTGCATAGCAAACTTAAACAAGTCCTGCTGCCATGCGGAGCGCATGATGGAGAGCGGACAGAGAACCAGCACTCGGCTAACCAAGCCGCGCTTCATGAGGTAGTCGGCTGCCCAGATCACACTGGCTGTCTTGCCCGTGCCCTGCTCGTTAAAGCAAAACGCCTTGCGGCGCAGCGAGAGGAAGGAAGCTGTGGTCTTCTGGTGCTTGAACGGATGGAACTTACCTGTCCACGTATAAGAGCGTAGCATAGGCGATGGGGTATCGTGGAACCCTAGGTCCGCGAGGATTTCAGCCTCAGTGTGTCCCCATCTGACAAGCACCCCCTCGGCGACTTCTGCGCTTTTGTGGATGTTGTCCGTAATGAGACACGGGTCCTGTGCGTTGATGAGCAACGCCTTGTTCTCAAGAATTTGCACCAGCTTGCTCCTTGGTACGCTTATTTTTTCTTACGCTCTCTCGGGCTTGTCTCAGAGATTAGGTTCTTCTTGGCGTCTCGGTCGAACGAGCGGTTAGCAGATTTGCTAACCATGCGCAGACCGGTCTTGTTGCTGCCGCCCTTATCCAGCGCAACTACGTGGCCCACGTCCTTGCCATCACCCTTCTTGGCTTTGCCTGCCTTAACCATCTTGGCACGGGCTGCATTGCGCATAGCTCGGTTCTTGATCTGCTCGGGCTTACCTTGGTAGGTCTCGTACTCGCGCTTGTAGTTCCGTGCCATTACTTCCTCCTCGGCTTCCAATGCTCGCAGGTGGTGACTGGGCACCAGCCGCAGAGCGGGCCTGATTTGGGGTTAAATACACCATTCCCCATAGCTTCGTCGAGGTTATAAAGCTGATCCTCGAACACGGCCATGTATTGGTTCAAGTGCTCCCGCTTGTGCGTCTTCTTCGGAAACTCTTGGCTAACCACGTAGGCTAGCCCTGATTTGATGGTTTCAAGCTCAGGGAACTTAATGAACAAGGCCCCAGCCATCAGGTCTAGCTGTTTCATGTCAGCATACTTGGCGTTCTTGCCCGTCTTGTAATCGACCATCCAGCCCTTGTTGCCGTCTAAGATCAGCAAGTCCACGATGCCCCGATACCAAACATCCTTGGCAAAGAACGTCGTGGGGGCAAAACCAGTATCAGTCTTGGCAACGCCAAGGCGCATTTCACAGTGCTTCTCACCTTGCTTGGCCGCCAGAGGCTCAAGGATCGGGCGCATAAAGCTGAACTTCTCAGGGATAGGCTTGCCGTCCCGGATGTATTCTTCGGCTGCGAGGTGTACAGCAGTACCGTATTCCGCCGCTTCGCCCGGATCATCCTTAACGTCCTTGGCTACTTTGAGGTGGAAATATTTCTTCGGGCACTGCTCGAAGGTTTTGATACTGCTGTACGACCAAGCTGGCATTATTTTTTAGCTTTCGTGAATCGGCCTTTGTTGTCCCGTGTATCATTCTTACTGGCTTCAACCAAGGC